CGCGTGTGACCTCGCTTTTCAAGGGCGTGGTAGCGCGCGTGATCAAAGAGAAACTCTTCACCCGTCATGTGCATATGCACACCGTATTCCGTCTCTAATAGACAATCTTTTCCACTCTCGATCGTGAGATGGTATCGCAGTTGTGTATTACTTTCGGCCCGATGTGGTGGAATGGTTAAGGGACCTTCGATCACAGAAAACACGGCAGTGGTTTCATCTACACATGGAATCGATTTTAAAAGTGCATACACCTTTGGAAAATCTTCCACTTTGTAGTAATAATACGTATTCTTCTTCTCGAACCATTTATCGAGATCGTGGAAATAGTATTTATGTGTTTTCGAAAAGACGTTGTAAAATTCACGACGAATCGCCCAAAAGTTTGCCTTGACTTTCCATAACCCGGAATAATCGTTATGATCGTAGGTCGGCCTGTGCATGAATGCATCGATGATAGTGTTCCGTATACCCACGAGTGGTCGCCACGGGTTTTGAAAATACAAAAGATCGATCGGTGCCTTAAAAAAATCACACAGGATCAGGACCACGATGATCACCCACATTAATTTCTTCGTACATAATAAAAATGCCTGGATACAAGCAATCCGAAATGTTTGCCCCTCAGCCGACCGAAGATAAGCCCGACATGAAGCGCCGATTCGTTGTTCCACGATTTACCATGATTCAGTGGACCATCATGGCCTTGGTCGCGTACGTCGCGTTCCAATACAGAAAGCTGAACAAGCCGGTCACGACGACCATCATGTTCGCGATCGCGCTTTTGCACATGTACGACCACCTCTTCCTCGTGAAGCGTGGTAATGAACGTTTGTTCCTTTTGCCTGGTGAAAAGAAGGAGGAGGGGTATTGCGCGATGTGTCAAAAGTAAATGTTGGTACACAGTAAGTACCAATGCGCGTCAAAATTATTGTAAGCCCGGATCGAAAGAAGAAGTTCCGGGTTATTTTACCCGGTAACAGGACTGTTGACTTTGGTGCCCGTGGATATTCAGACTACACCAAACACAAGAATCCCTCACGTATGCGTTCATATGTCGTGCGACACGGTGGACGTTTCATCGCTGAAACCGATCCCAAAAAAATTCATACACGCATGCTCACCGTTGATACGAGTGATAAAGAACAGTGGCGACTCGGGGGTGTCGCGACGGCTGGATTTTGGTCTCGATGGTATCTATGGAGCCAACCATCGATTCAGGAAGCGCAGCGATTCATGACGAGACGTTTCGGTATTACATTCATTTAATTATTCATGAGACCTCGTCGCTTGAGATTTGCCTTGAGGTTCGCCATGAGCGCAGCGCGAGCGTTAGTGGTCCGTTTTGGTGAAGACGACGTCTTCTTTGGGACCGGTGGGGCCGGTGGGGCCTTCGGGGCCTTCGGGGCCTTCGGGGCCTTCGGTTGCGTTTCAGCCAAGACCGTTCGACACACGCGGATAAACTTTTTCGCGTGTTTGGCCTGATTTTCAAGGCTCATCGCATTCATGATTTTCGTCTTAAGTTCTTTATCAGAGAGTTTCACGCGTTTACCTTTCACATCCTTCGTGACACGAACGCCTATTTGCTTGGCCTTTTCTTTGATGTCCATTTAATATATACGAGGAAAATATACACCAGCTCTCGTAGCGGCGTCATCGATTTCATCAACCATTTCCCATGCCCATCGACACTCTTGGTCCGTTCCGTGTTCACATAGACCGTGTGCGATATCCAATGCCTCGACAAGTATCATTTTTAAACGCATTTGTCGAGGTGTTATTTGTTTTTGTTCCCTGAAATACGGTGCGACGTAGACTTGTTCAAGTGCGACACGTGTAATTTCAAGACGTATCTCTTCTCTCTTCAACGCCGCGACGATCGAACGTTGGCGTCGCGTGGGTCCTGACGGCGGTGGTGACCAATATCCAAATCGTTTCAGTGTCCGGACCATTTTAGTCTTTCTAGAAGTCTCCGAAATAAATACGGCGTTAATTCACTTAGGGATCCATATGGCACGTACACGTAGTCTGGAAAATCATCATCCATACCGAGCAATTGTGCGATGGCGTAGCGATCGTGTGGTACAGATCGAATGGTTTGAATGTCTTGCTTGTTATGTGTCGCCGCGAGTGTGTGTACGTGTGGTCCTGCGCTGAGTGTCATGTCAAATCCACGGCGAAAGGAGGCGTCCACGGCGTCCTTCGTCGGAAGCAGTCCTCGTTGTTTTCCGAGATACGCTCCACGCACGAGCTTGGCACCGAGTATGAATCCATCCTTTTGAGACGTACATATATCCATTTCAAGTTCTTTGAGTGCGTCACGTCGGTACATTTGATAGGTTTTATACACACGTGGCTCTTCGCGATTAAATGTCCGCATGTATTCGTAACATAGTTTTGGGTACAATACATCCTCGGCATCTATACATACACGTCCACCACCACGAACACCGTGTTCAATCACACTACGTGTGTGGGTATTCGCTCGACTGGGTGATTCTCTCGATCCAAAGGATGTTAATTTCAAGGCAAACATGGCGCTCGGAACACTGGACATGATTTTTGTCGTCACGGCTGACACGTGGTCGGCTTCTGATAACGGGCAGTTCTCGCGTGCGTAATCCAAAATAATATTGGATCCACGCGCGTAGACGCGTTGTATAACGTTTGCTAATTCATGGTTCAGGGCGGCATATCGGAGCATATCTTGAGAGAGTGAGAGATTTAAAAAAAGTCATCGGTACGATACAGTTTTGTCGTGTATGCACCATTTTTAGTGAGGACACCGACACTCTCGTTTCCATAGAATTCGGGACATCCAATGTCTTCGGTACACTCACGACCATTGTGTGAGACGGTCAAAGGATATAAATTTTCACCTGACGTCGTCGTATAGTAATGATATCTGTCCCGGTGTCCACGCACTTCACGACCGTACAATGGAAGCGTTTCGTTATTCGTTCCAATCAAGAGTCCCATGTGTTGCGTGTGTCCGGGTTTATACTTCTTAATGGGTGCTTCCCTGAATTCTGGGGCTCGTGTGGAAATGGGTCTTCGCTGGACGATGGCTGGTGGTGCACGTTGACGCACGATGACCACTGGGCGCTGTTTCAAATACACGAGTACGGCGAGTCCGATGACCGCCGCGAGTAAAAGACGCGTCAGGGTCTTTTGTTTCATTTCTATTTACGGAGAATTTTTAATGGCGCGAGTGCATCGTCCAGGCGACCGAGCCTAAACTGTACCACCAACCATAAGAAAAAGAAAGTCACTTTGATGAGATAATTCGCCACGTGTTCATCGACTTTATAGATTGGACGCATCACACGTCCCATGAACGTTTCGTATTTCTCTTTACCCGTGAACCACATTTCAAATTGTGTAAGGGCACACGTGTCGTCATTCGTCGTCCAGTGAAAGAATAGGAAAGGTACGAGAAGTGCATAAAATTCAAGGTGTTCTTTCGTGCCTGTAAATGGTATGATTAACATCGCGATGATGAATAAGAGATGAATAGCGAATATAATGTTCATCTACTATAAGATGAGTGAAGAAATTATTGATGATGAAACACTACGCAGACGTGAGATGCAACTCAGGGAGGAGAGTTGGAATGATCAACATGAAACCATTTTGAGACAATGGGGTGAAGCTTCTGGAAGTTACAGATATATGCATCACAGAGCATTTCTCATGTATAAAAAATTGAGTATGCGATTTACTCTACCTGTCATTGTACTATCGACTCTTACTGGTACGGCAAACTTTGCACAAGAGCAATTTCCGGAATCGGTGAGAAGTATGGTCCCATCCGTAATTGGTGGCTTGAATCTTATCGCGGGTCTTGTCGCGACGATCATGCAATTTCTTAAGATTAACGAACTGATGGAGAATCACAAGGCGGCGGCGTTATCGTATGGCTTGTTATCACGAAACGTGCGCTTGACGTTGGCACTCGCGCGTGAAGAACGAAGTTCAGATGGTCTAGATTTCGTGAACAATACAAAGACTGAATATGATCGCCTGATTGAACAGTCGCCGGCGATTCCGACCAATATTCTCTTACACTTTGAAAAGGAATACCCACTCGATAATGTATTCACGAAACCAGAGATTTTGGACGTGCGCGCAATTCCAAAACTTCGCATCGACAAGCCGAAGACGATCAGTACCGTTAAAGCGATCACACGTGGTGGTCCACTCGAAGGTGTTGTAAAGTTGCTTGAACCAAGAACACCACCACCGAGCGTTACGAGTGACTTGGAGGAAGGCGAGATACTCGACGAACAAGATACACGATGAGCACGAACATTAAAAGATTAAACACAATCGCACACACCGCGTATGGTACAATTTTCCTTCTTAAAGGTTCTACGATACGTTCTTGTAGTGCGTTATTTTTCAGCACCATATCTATGGCCTGATTAGTAAGATCGTCAATGGATTCCTTCATTAAAATAACGAATCAAAAAAAGATCGACAAGAAAACGACGATACATGCGGAACAACTTAAAGAACTTGAATCGTATTTACGAGACGGAAAGAATGTGTTCGTGTGTGGTGGGACCGGTGTTGGGAAGACACACCTCGTGAGTTGTCTCCTCAATGATACGAATAGCATTGAACTCATACCCGAACACGTATCTTCGAAGAGTGTTTTTTTAGATGTCATACAAAACACATCGAAACATCTCATTATTGAAAACTATGATTCATCGCAGTATCCTTTCAAGAGTCTCATCGACCGTGTATCCGATGGGTATCGATTGACGCCGCGTTCATTGGTTGTGGTCTCAACGGATGTGTGTATCGGATACCCAAACTTTGAAACGATCATCATTCCTTTACCGACGGTCGATCAATTACTCACGATCGCGTGTGGTCACGACGCCGAAGTCGCCGCGTGTGCATCGCGTGGAGATATTCGCGCGTTTAAGAATACACTCAATAAGTTTGATCATAAAGATCGGTTCAAAACACCCAAAGAATTTATCACAGACATTTTGTGTTCCGATGAACCCATTGGATTTCAAGAATCTTTGACCGAACACGGAAACATGTGGAATATTTTTCAAGAAAACTATTTAAATTCGAAACACGTCGACGTGGCTCGATGCGCTACATCCTTTGCCGACGCCGACGTATACGACGCGGCGATATATAACGGGTGGTGGGAACTCATGCCATTCTTTTCACTCCACGCGATCACGATTCCACACGCATATCTCGGTGATCGTCTTCGTCCCGAAACACTCCGTCCCGGAAGCTGTTGGACGAAATATGGAAACTATAAAATGCGGTACCAAAAGTTTCGGGACATTCACACACGCACGAATCTCGACATCGACTCTTTGTGTGTGTTGAAAAAACACGCGGAATACGGAAACACAAAGATTCTCGTGGACTATGGCATCACGCCACAAGATTTCGATGTCATGAACCATCTCGCCATTTCAAGTAAATTAAAAGCAAAGCACGTGACTCATGTAAAGAAAGCACTCAAGCATGCAATCGATCGAAAACATACTCATGAATGCCGTAAAGGAAAGAGCTGAAGAGGAGGAGCCGAGTACCACGAAAGTTATTGGAAATGAGATTCACTTCTACGGTGAAATCACGTCCGAAAATTCACTCGAGTTCATTGCTGCGTTTCGAAACCTTGAGATTAAATTGCTCAAACAAAAGGCGGATCTCATCGGCTACGAACCCGAGATTCGTGTTCACATCATGAGCGAAGGTGGAGACATGTTTTCGGGCTTGGCCATGAAGAATATACTCGAAACTTCTCGGGTCAAAGTGATCACGATCGCGCAAGGTGCGTGCTGTTCCGCCGCGACGTTCATGTTTCTCGGTGGCGCTGAGCGACGCATGGGTCCGAATGCATACATTTTGATTCATCAACTTTCCACGGAGTTTTGGGGGAAATACCAAGACCTCAAGAATGAGGCGAAGACGTGTGAAAAGTTCATGAAAGCGCTCAAAAAGATGTACAAGGAAAAAACGACGATCCCTGAAAATAAGTTTAAGAAACTCATGAAGAAAGACCTCTTTTTGTCGGCATCAAAGTGTCTAAAGTATCAGATCGCGCACGCGCTTGACCGATAATCACCGCACGCCTGTACAACCCGAGAATACACAAAATAATAATAAGGATCGCGAACGTGTTTGCGTTCATGGGTACGTACGAGGCTTCCGGAGGCCTAAGTCGCGCCATTCTACCGTAATTAACTACTGGTATCATTACTAGAGAGGGAGAAAATAATGGAACGGATCGTGCGCGATGATAAAAATGGACGTCAGAGATTTACGGATATTCACGTCGAAGATTTGGGTGATGGAACGGCGGACATCGTGAAAGTCACGGGACTCATTGGTGGAAAGACGACAACGTCGCGAACGAACGTCAAGACGGGTTATGAGAAAGCACTCGCGCGTGCGCAGACCATGTGGAACAACGAAAACACGAAGGTGACACACATCATGCCGATGTTGGCGAATAAGTGGGAGGATCGACACAAGTACATTTCGGAACCGTTTTACGTCCAACCGAAACTCGATGGGGTTCGTCTTCTCGTGTCGAAGGATGGGTGTTTTTCACGAACTGGAAAACCGGTGCACGGGGTTGACTATTTGTGTGACGGACTTCGGGACGGGGAATGGCTCGACGGTGAAATGTACACACCGGGTATGACGTTCGAGGACATCACGAGCGCATTCAAGACGAATCCGAAGGTGTTGACGTTTCACATATTTGATTATTTCGACGTGACGCGACCGGACTTGCCATTCGCCGAGCGACAGAAACGGGTCACCGTGGAAACTGTGCTCGTCAAGTCAAAGAAGGATATTTCGATGTACCACGATCAATTCGTTAAACAAGGTCACGAAGGCATCATGATTCGAGATGCTGTGAGTACGTATGAAATTGGAAAACGAAGTAATTACCTTTTGAAATACAAAGAGTTCCAGACCGACGAATACGAGGTCGTGGGCGTGAAGGAAGGTACGGGTCGCGAGACGGGGGCAGGGATATGGGAGTGTCGCGTCGGGAATCACACATTTGCAGCGAAACCCGAGGGGACCTTGGAATTCAGGCGACGATTGTTTCACGATCGTGAACACTACATAGGAAAGATGCTCACGGTTCGTTATCAGAACCTCACGGCGCTCGGTGTGCCTCGATTTCCGGTAGGTGTGGCGATT